TTGATCCTAGTGTGCAGACGACGCTGAACGCTCTCATATGGCCGGCGTGAGCCGGCCGTTGCGTGTTCGCAAAACTGATTGACTAGGGTTTGGCCGGCTTTCGCCGACCGAACATTTGTACAATTTAGTCTTGCAGAAGAACGCGAGCGTTCATGTCGCTGCTCGATAGTATGCGTCCAAAGTCTAGCCTTGGACGCGAGTGGCATACCGAGCCGCCGCCCACGTTCCCCTTCCTTAAATCACAATGTCAAACAGCGCGCCGAACGGACGATTTTCGCGTCTAGTTTCAACGGGTAACACCGTTTCGCGAGAAGTTGCCGCGAAGCAGCGTGGGCGCGGGTTATAGGTGCGGGGTCCCGCCCTGTCAAACGCTAAAATCGCCAAAAAAGCGGTTTTTTTTCAGGGCCCTGTGGACGGGGTCCGGAGCACCTGACGGGGCTTCGCGCAGGTCTACATATAGGTACGGTTTCGCTGATTGCCACATCCCGCGGGCTGGAGCTTGGATCCCGCGGAGATCAGAGATTGGACCGGTTCCAGAAAGGCGTCCGGACACCGGGCTCTGCCCGACCCTCCTCCTAATCACCTGATGGAAAAGGGCTTTCGGAGAATCAGGTGCATGCCGCGCCAAGCGGCATGCACCCATCCGTGTACGGAATATCTTACAGCCGCTCGTCAGCCATATGGTGCAGATCGGCGCGATCCAGATTGGTCATTACGATGCCGTCGGCCCGGTTGTACCGGATATCGGCGGAATCGATCCAAACCACCTTGTCGTCATCCAACCGCACCAGCAGCGCATCGACATTGCCGCTGGGCGCATGCGCGGCATCGATCACCGTGCCGACACGGGCGCCATTGATCAGTTCCACACGCTCGCCGACCGGGTCCTCATGCACCAGCACCCAGCGGGAATAACGCTCCGGCCAGAGACCGCGATGATAGGCGGCGCGCTCAGCCGCATAACGCTCGCGCAGCGCCTGGTACATGGCGGTGCGATTTTCATAGTGTTGTTGCTGCGCGGCGTTGTGATCCAGCTGCTGCTGATATTGCTGCTTCTGGGCTTCATAGGCCTGTTGCTGCTGCTGATACTGCGCATTGTTGCTGTCGGCCTGTGCATTGGCCTGCGCATCGGCCGCGGCGTTTTTGGCAGCCACATCATTGTTCATGGCTGCGGTCTGAGCCTGTTCAGCCGGCGTGGAGTGGGTGGTGGGCATGCCATTGGCATCGACCCGATCACCGCTCTGGCTCGGATAACTGCCCTGCGCGGACGCCGGCGAACCGGCCAAAACGGCGCAAAGGACAAGGCCGCTGGCAGCGGCCAGAAGAGGGAATTTCATGGCGCGAGCTCCTCAAAGGGCGTGCTGGCAAAAGAACGTGCGGAACCGACGCCAGTTCCTGCGCGCGCCTTCCCAGTGCAGAAACTCGCGGGTTCCCTATGCGGTGGCGGAGATATAGTCGCGCAGGGCCGCCGCTTCGCTGACGGTTTCCGCGATCCGGCTTTTCACCACATCACCGATCGAGACCATGCCGCACAAGACAAACTCCTCGTCCAGCACCGGCACATGACGGAAGCGGCCGCGAGTCATGGTTTCCATCAGACTTTCGACCGTGTCGTTCTCCACGCAGGTCTCCGGTTCGGGCGTCATGTGATCGCCCACCGTTTGGGTAAGAGCAGCGGCGCCCGAACGCGCGATCGCCTTCACCAGGTCACGTTCGGAAATGATACCGGCCAGACGGCCATCGCCGCCCTTGACCACCAGCGCGCCGATACGCCGCTCGGTCAAAAGCCGCGCCGCCTCGGCGATGGTCGCGCCCGCCGCTATGGCCACCACGTCGCGGCCCTTGCCGTACAGGATGTGTCTGACTTGCATGACAACGCTCCTCCAATTTGAGGTCTCGCCGCGGGTCCCGCGGCGAGACGGGAAAACCGCCGGGCCGTGGGCCCGGTCATCGGTGGAATGCTGCGCCTGCCTTTTCGGGCTGGCAAGGCGCTATCGTTGCCGCGCCGCAGCAGTTTCGGACGCCTGAGAGCAAAAAGCCGCGGGAATCCGCCGTTTACTCCCCGACAAGCCGCCTTGAGCCGGCCCGCATTCTGGTGCAAAAGGGCGCCCTTCCCGCCCGGCATGGTGGCGGTCTTCGACTGGTAGCGCGGCTTCGAAGTTCTGGATGGTGCTGTGGCCGAGAGGCTGAAGGCGGCGGTTTGCTAAACCGTTATACGGTTGAAAAGCCGTATCGAGGGTTCGAATCCCTCCGGCACCGCCATTTCCTGACCTTTCTGCGGATGTCCGCAAGTTGGTCCCGGACCTTTCTAAGACCTGTTATCTCGCCATTATCTCTGCGGTGCCTATTTACGCCTTCGAGGAGTCGGCGACAAGATTGGCGAACTCCCACTATCTATCTCTCCGGTTTTGCTGCTCTATGCTAGCTGGGAGAGCAAAATGCTCGACGAGTTAAAACACCGGGAATACCTCGCGAAGGCGCGGGAAGCGGACGTGAAGGCCGCAAAATCTTCAGACCCGGAGGTTCGCGACAGTTGGCGGCGGATCGCGGACAGCTACCGAAAACTCGACGGAAGCTTGAAGCGTTAATCGGCGCCCCTAGCCCTCACATAATGACCATGCGAAGCGGTACGCGCAGGCGCATTACCCCCGCGTCGTCGAACATCTCTATGACCTGCCCCTCGATCTTCCCGCCGGCTTGGATGATCTGAACCGCCCAATCCCTAGCGCTCGCCCGGGCTTCGCTTGCGGCGGTTTCTTGATCCTCGAACACGGCACCCTCCTCATCTTTTGCGGAGTTCTCGCCGTCCTGCATGTGAAAGAAGAACGTTGGCATCAGGCCTCCGTTGTTCCGGGAGGATGATACCAGCCGAGGCCGCTTGGCGCCTTTTTTAGAACGCGCCCGCCCCGGAAAGGGCGCGCGCTTCTCTTGGTACGCCCAAGCCGTTGACCACGGTCTGACCTGGACCCCTCCAGTATTCAAAGATGGTTAATAGTCGTGCCAATTCGGCACCGCTTTTTCCGCAGAGCGTTTACTTCTACGTGGGAGGGCGCCCATGAATGCCGACGAACTGAAAGAGTTTTACCTCGCGAAGATGAACGAGGCCGAAAAACTCGCCAGCCGTATCAAGGACCCGCATCAGAAAGAGCGATGGTTGTCGATCGCAGAAGCTTACCGAATGCTGGCTCACGCCAGATTCCCCGCGCGTCAGCAGTGAGATCGTAAGTGGCAACTTAAGCAGGGCACAACCGTTAATAACCGTTATTGCCGTATTGCTCCGGATGAAGATCGATCAACTCTATCGGAACTACGTAGACAAGATGGAAGAGGCAGAGAAAGCCGCTGCCCGAACCGGCGAAGAGTATCTTCGGGGACGCTGGCTCACGATAGCAAAGGGTTATCGAATACTCGCCGCGGAGTACAAGAAGCGTATCGATAAATGGCGAGGCCAAGCCAACACGCGTAGCTAAAGTCGAAGCGGATGGTCATACCTTCTTTTTGCGCACATTGCCCGTCAGGTGATTGAAGAGGGCAGTGAAGTTCTTCGCCTCGCGGTCCAGCTTCTTGTAGAAGGTGTAAGCGGCCCCGGCATCATGAACGCCAACACGCGCAAGAAGCTTCCCGATATAAGGCCGGTCGATCTCCTTCTTCATGCGGAAGTAGAAGCGGTCGATCTGCTCTTCCCACGGCTTGCGTGGCTCGCCGACTTTTCTTTTTCGCGGCGCGTCGATTTTATTCAAATACCCGGAGGGAAATTCCATACCAGAAAGATAGCATGAGGGATTCGAGTAATTTTCCTTGTTAGATTTGAGTTGCGCCCCCCCTCCCCAAAATCCAGCGGATTTCGAGAAAGGAGACGCAGATTTCCCCGTTGAGTTTGGCCTTGTTTGACGCCACAGGTCCGGCTGCGCTGGCACTGGCTTTTTAACGTCCCCCAGTTTTACCCCCCGGGACAAAAGCAAAAGCCCCGCAACCGGTCGTGGCGGCGGCGGGACTTTTGCCCACGATCCCCACGACTGGGATCACGAAACTTCTGCTCTTGCCGAAGTCTACCATTTCGGCACAATCTTCCATTGGAGAGCTGGGGAAAACTCATGGACACGTCAGTCATGGGGAGCTCGGTGGAGCTTGAGGCGGTATACCGCGTGGAGCGCAATCTAAGCTCAACCGAGTCCGCCTATTACTTCGAAAGCATGCATACGAGATTCGAGCGGGTGAGGGGGTATGAGGGCTACTTCATCCGGTACGGCGGCTGGCTCTGGAAGGTGCATCCCGAAAAAGAGTTCGCGCGCTTTGTGCGCGATGCGAAGCAGACCGGCACTGCGATCTACGTCAGCAGCGCGCAGTACAGCCCGTCTCGCCATCCGCCATTCTCTTTCTTCTTGGCATGGGACAAGCCTATCGGGCAGTGCGAATAATGGTCATGGCGGGATAATGGTACGCGACGATCTGGACCACCGAGAGAAACTAGTCCTCCAAGCATTTGAAACTCGCCCCTTCCTCCGTTATTGCGACCTCCCGTCGGGCGTTGGTCGTATGACCATGGCGCGTCTCGTGAAGCGCGGTCTCGTTCGGGCCGTCGAACTCCCGAAGAAAAAGAGGAAGTCCGTACAGGAGATGTGGGAACGGCTTAAATGAAAGCCTAGGCTTTCATGTACCCTTCCGCACTGGCATGCCCGACACGAACTGCTCGTGCATGACCTGGATGATCTTCATGTTCGCGCGGTACGCAATCTGTCGGAGCTTCTTGTAAGTCGCCTCATCGATGCGGATTGCGACCGTCTTCTTCCGTAGCGCTTTCGTCTTCGTTTGCATTGCGTGATTATAACACGCCGCCTGCATGTCGGCGCGTTATCCACACGCTGCCATGCGCGCCTACATGTAGGCATGCCAGGGTGGTATACTCAACCTATCCCTAAGCGGGGATAACTTAACCGTTCCGTTTGACCGATGAGAACCGGCACCATGCGCCCCGTTAAGTGCGAGGTGTCAATCAAGAAGCTCGTCGGTCATACGGAGCGACCACTAATCCTAAACCAAATGACGTATGAAGGAGGCTACTAGCGAGGCAAAGCCAAGCAGCGACAGTCGCGTCGCTATCATCAAGGAAGAGATCAACAAACAGCTTCACGACCCCGAGACCGTGAAGTCATTGCTCGACACGACCTTCAAGGGTTTCGAGCCGCCGCTTATGAAGCGCGCGCTCCTTGAGGGAATGATCCGCGGGTTCCAGTTCAAGGATTTCCTCGAAAAGAACGTTTACGCGATCCCATATGGCTCGACGTATAGCCTAGTCACCTCGATCGACTATTCGCGCAAGATCGGCGCTCGATCGGGGATCGTGGGCGTCGAGGCGCCGGTCTACCGCGACGAGTTGGGCAAGATCATCAGTTGCTCCGTCACGGTCCTCAAGAAGTTCGCGGACGGGACCATCGGCAAGTTCACGGCAGAGCCGTACTTTAGCGAGTACACCACCGGCAAGAACCTGTGGGCTACGAAGCCGCGCACCATGATCGCAAAAGTCGCTGAGATGCATGCGCTCCGCAAGGCGTGCCCGGAAGAGCTCGCGCAAGCCTATGTGGAGGAAGAGCTTGAGAAAGAGAAAACGCCCATTGCAACGCCGTCCATTGATCTGAACGCTCTTCGGGACAAGCTCAAGGCGTGCAAGACGCAAGAAGAGCTCAACCGCGAGTGGGCGGACATTCCTGGTAGCGCGAAGGTCTTCCTCAAAGAGACGGTCGATGAGGTGAAGGCATTTATCCTCGCAGAGACCAAAGACATCGTATGAACCGCGAAGCACTGGGCATCCTCGAAGAGCACCGCGACGATATAGAAAGCGTCTGCAATGAGGTGATCAATCTGCGCGATGAGGTCGACGATCTACAAAAGGAGATTGACCGGTTAAACGAAGAACTTTCCAAGGCATGAAAACCCTCAAATTCGAAAGCCGGGAGGCATGGCTCAATGGTCGCCTAGGTCTCATTACCGGCTCTGAGGTAAGGAAGACCGTCACGCTACGCGGCGATGGCATTAAGTCGGGCGTATACCGCCGTGCATATGAGAGCATTGCCGGTGCGGCGGCAATAAACGAGGAAGATGATGAGCGCGCCATGGACCGGGGTATCCGGCTCGAGCCCGAGGCCATAGCCCGGTTCGAGAAGGAAACCGGGAAGAAGGTCGATAGCTCTCTGGTGCTGTGGGTCTCGGACGAAGACCCGCGTATGGGCGTCTCCCCGGACGGGTTTATCGGTAAGACGATCGCCCTCGAGGTGAAGTGCCTTTCAGGCGCAAAGCACGTCGAGGCGCTCGATACCCGCAAGATCCCGGAGAACACGGGCGGGTATGAGGAGCAGGTCATTCAGTACTTCATCGTGAACGAGAAGCTTCGTACGCTCTATTTCGTCCTGTACAACCCGACGCTGCCGGCGCCGCTCGATTACCTGTGCCTCACGTTCACGCGCAAGGAGATGCAGCCGGAGATAGATCGCATCCTTGGCGCCGAGCGGCGCGCGGTCGCGCAAGTGCGGCGGATCGTGAATGAGCTCACGCTCTATAGCCCGGATGAGATCAAGGCGGTCCGCAAACGGGAGGCAGAGCTGCTCGCGACCAACGAAGCAGTCCACCGCAGCAATCTCGAGCTTATTGGTGCAAAGGTAAAAGCTAAAGCACAATCACATGGATGATCTCGATGACGCACTCGAAACCAATGACGGTGTCGATGACCTCGCTGACGAGGAGGAAGAGCGCGAACCGATCGACTTCCGTGACGAGCATGACCGCCATTACCCATGACGCTCATCCTCAAGCTCCTCGGCCTCCGCTCCTGGTGCTGCGGCGCGCAGATTTACGACTGGAGCAGCAATCGGTGTACTGCGAGAAGTGCGACAAGCGCGTATGACGAGCCGCGAAAAGCTAATCTATCTCGCGGCGTGGTTGATGGTGAGGGCCACTTCTATGTCGCGAACAGCAAAAGCGGCAACGAGCCGGCTAAAGCGCTTCGCAAATACTACCGCGAGAACTTTTAGAGGCGGCTAAGCCGCCGAACGATCTGCCGAAACAGTCTCTGGCCCGAAGATCCGATCGAGCCCCCGCCATACCTCAAACGTCCGACCATGCGCCGCTTTGCGTGCCGAACTGATCGCTGCGGCGTCATCCGCCTGGATCTCGGACATCAAAATTGGCTGCCCGTTAGTCTGTAAAATGCGCGTTTCATATTCCTCCATGTGCCTCCTCCCGTCGCCATCCCATCCGATTTTAAAATCCGAAGGCCCTACCTCGTCTAGTTGAAATTATTCACCGGTTCCACTTTCGCTAGCGCAGCGCCCCGGCCGGCGACTTGCCGCGCGAGCTAAATACGACCACCACACGCCTGTCCCCGCAGCTTGGACACTTCAGCCGGCTGTGCAGCAGCGAGACGGGAAAGGCATGGCCCCTCGTCGCGACAAGCGTCGGGAGGTGAAGCGTCATGGAGTGCTCACACCGGCCCACCTTCGCGGTCCCGATGCGGCTCGGCCGCTGGCAGCGGAGATCAATGATCCACCCGCCCGCGAGGGCATCCCCCAAAGTGTCCATAGAACGGACCGTGAACAGAATCGCAAAAAGAGTCAACCGCGCAAGGAACGCGCTGCGGAAAATTGCATTTCTTTTTCTGCTTCGTGCCCCACACGAAGTTTCGACAGTCTCGAATGCCCCCGGTCGTCTACCCGCGGCCGGGGGTTTTGTTTTGCGGGAGGTACGCCATGGAACGGTGTCGGATGTGCCGCAAGGCGGCGGTCTTTATCGCAATCCTCAATGACGGAGCGCGCATACCCTATTGTGAGAAGCACCTGCCGGAATGGCAGGGTGTCGCCAATCGTCTTTGGGACGAGGTTACGCAGCTTGTACTCGCGAGGCCCGAAGCGCCTAAACGGTCTTCCTCTCCCTAGCCGGGTTGGCCAGCCCCGCATGTTTCCGCCAGGTCTCCGCCTCTTCTTTGGTCCAGTTGCTCGGAAACTCGACGCTGGTGCCATCCTTGAGGACAAGGGGCATCTTCCCGATCCGGTCCATCGTGAAGATGTTTCGATACGGGGGAGGTTTGGCGCGCCTTCGAATCTTAATGCTCCTTGCGTACGCCCTTGAACTTCTTCGCGTCTTCCTTCTGGTCCATGAACTGGCCGGTGTTCTTGTCGCGCTTGGTGTAGTGCTCCTCGCCCATGACCTTCGTCTTGAGCTGGGTGCGCTTGCGGACAGCGCCGTTTCTGTGCCCGTCGCCCGGAGGCGCGTTGGTAGCCATTGGCTTCTCCCGAAGTTTCTTCGGTAAACCAACGCCTTCTAGCGACTCCAGGTTCCCACGATCGCGCCGCCGACCTGGGTCGGGCTGTCGTCGGTATCCACGATGCGCACGATTCGATCGAGCGCCTCGTCCCGGCTCATCGGGCTGTCGGGGTGGATATAGGCCAGGATGATCTGCCGTATCTCCCCATACCGCTGCGCGTCGCGCGCGGCCTGCATCCAGGTACGGACCGACATGGTCGGTTGGGCGGTCATGGCTCCTCCACTACGACTTCCTCGGGCTCTTTGTCTTCCCGGAATCCCTTGAAGGACGCCTGCCGGAGCTTCCCGCTGTCGGTCCAGTCTTCGAACGCCACCTCGCAGACCAGCTCGGGTCGGCAGTAGTGCTTATCGCGCGCGCGGCTCGGCTGGTTCGCCTCGAACATCATCTTGGCCGTTTCCATCGTACGGAGCCGGCGCAAGAGGCCGGGCGCGTTCTCCTCGCTGAAGCCGGTGCCCGCGCCGCCGATGTAGGTGAACTTGCCGTCCCGGTACGCGCCGAGCAGGAGCCGCGCGAGGCGCGCGCCGTTCATCTCCCAGCCGCCGATAACCGCTTCCTGGCGCGGCCGACACTTGGTCTTGAGCCAATTGCCGGTGCGGCCGGTGATGTAGCGTTGATCGAGCTTCTTCGAGACGATGCCTTCGAGCTTCAGTTGGCACGCGGACTTGAACATCGCCGCGCCGTCCGTCTCCATGTGCTCGACGTACCGCAGCCGGGGACTTTCGTGCTCTTCGATGAGCCGCTTGAGGATGCTTTTGCGTGTGCCGAGGTCATAGGGGCGCTTGTCGTCGCGTTTCAGCCAGAGGCAATCGAAGAGGAAGAAGGTGAGTAGGGAAGTCTTGCCGCTCGAAAGCGCGGCCTGAAGGCCGGAGAAGGTCGGCATGCCGGTCGAGGTGAGCGCGCAAATCTCGCCGTCTAAGATGCAATCAGGAAATGCTTCGAGGCCGATGGCGATCTCCCGGAAGCGGTCGGACCAGTCGTTTCCATTGCGCGAGCGAATGGCGACGCGGCCTTTCTCGACGCGTGCCTGCATCCGGTAGCCGTCGAACTTGATCTCGTGCACCCAGCCCGAGCCTTTGGGCGGTTCGCTTACTAATTTGGCGAGCTGCGGCTCGATGAAGTCCGGCATCGGTGCGGTGCCGTACTGGCGCTTGCTCTTAGGAAGCGACTTCATATACGCGCTTGCATTGCCGGACGCTACCCGTAGGGGTATCGCCATGTCTTACCTCAAGATCACCAGTACCATTCCTCGCCTCTCTGGGCGGTGGACTCGGGGAACGCACGACACGCCGGAACGCAGCAAAACCTTGTGCATTATGGGGATTGCCCGCTGCCTATTGCCAACGGTCCCTTCAAAGCGGGCAGGCCCGGCACCGTCTAACCCAAGCCCCTCAGCTCGGCGATGCCGGGCTTTTTACGACCGAACCCCGTCAGAGCGGGGCCTGAAATTACCTTCAGCTTGCGTCGGGTCCGACTTACATAACCGTGAAGCTAGAAGCGGGTCGCATTAAGCGGCGTGTCAAAGAACTCTCGCGCTCACGTCGCTATGGTCGCAAAAATAAACTGAATCCGCTGTGAAGTTCTTGCCAATTGTGAATGCAGAAACTCGAAATTGGGAGCTTGCTTCCAGTCTCCCTCAACTGTTCGGAGAACTCCCCGGAGGGTCGATCCCCTCTTTCCTCCGGGGCTCTTTTTATCCGCTGCCGAAAAGACTACGCCAGCAGCTCCACTCGTTCGCATGACCCGCAGCGAACTGCTTCGCCATATAGTCGATCGCGAAGGCGGGGTCATCGGCCTCCTTATCTGACACTTCAGGGTGGTAGTCGCTCCTGATCTGCGCGAGACCGCGCGCAAGGCCGTGGTCACCGCGCGCGTCCACGTCGAAATTGCTCTCGCACTTGATCGTCGCGTACAGGTGCGCCTCGTCGACGCCGTATTTTGCGGCATCAGCGCGGATAATCGCATCCAGGTCTGCCGTTTCTATCGGCATCTCCGCTGCTTCGGCCTTCGGTATGGTTAGGACCTCAGGCGCAGGCGGGTGGGAAATGAGGGCGAGGGATAGAAGACAGGCGAGGATAGGCTAGTAGCCGCGGGCGGCTGCCGCGATAGCAACGTTCTGCTTATGGATGCCGAAGGTCGAGAGGCCAAGGACAAGGATTGTGGTCGCTTCTGCGGCGCTGATCCAGCCCGTAACAAGGCCCACGAGCGCGAAGATAATCTCCCCGAACGCGATGACGTAGCCGGTGATAGTGGTGTTCATACCCGTCATTATAGCGCCGGCAAGACCCGCTTTCGGGCGGTGTGTGGACAGCCAGTTTTGGAGCAATTGGACGATCTTCTGGTAGAGGGAAATCTGCTGCTTGAGGTTTTCCACGACTGGATCGGGCGTCGGAGCGGGCGCGGGAGCCTGGGGAAGCTGGTTCACCCATCCCTGGACGGCGTAGCTCAGGGTGTAGTTGGCAGCAAAGAGCTTATCGAATGGGTCGTAGTGGTCGAGGATGTGGGCTACGCCGCTCTTGTCGATGAAAGAGAGCTGGACGCCATGCTGCGCGCCGGGCCCGCAGCCGTTGATTTGCTGCGCCGTGTTCCACGGCGGGCAAACGGCCACTGCAAGGTGGATCGGGGCAGTCTGAAGCCAAGCCTGGAAAAGCGCGTCGCTCGCGCCCCGGCCATTTGATACGAGCCACTGCCAGTCGATGTCGAAATACTGGAGGAATTCCTTGCCCAGCGCGACCAAGCTCGCAGGCGGCGCCTGGTAGTAGATACTCCAGGCGTTCTTGGGGCTCGCGTTGATCTCCGTGAGCGGGAAAGGCCATTCGCTCTCGGGAACGAGTCCGCCATTCTCGATCCACTTCCAGACGCTTTCGAAGTCGTTGCCGTTGACGGTCGTGCCGCTCATATAGGCGGTAAAACGGTCGCTGAAGTTCACGTTGCTGTTCTGGTCGATATATCCCTTGTTTTTGAGGAAATCGTGCTGCGCGGGCAGGATTTTGCCCGTAGCGATGAGCCAGTTGAGGTAGGTCTCGAGGCAGTCGTTGGCCGCAAAGGACATGCAGGCGTTCGTCTCAAACTCGACCGCCATATCCTTCTGCCATTCGCCGCGGCTCTCATAGGCGCGCCAGTCGCTCGCCGTATCAAAGAGCGGCGGTATACCCCTCGAGCGTTCCCGCGAGGGCGGTAGGATGATGACGCCTGTGTTTTTGCCGGGCTCAATCATAGCTAGTCGTCGCCGAGCTGGCGCACCGCCTTCGCGAGAACGCGCGCTACGTCGGTCAGGGCAACGGTGTTCTTCGTGAGTTGATCCGCAAGCTGCTGTCGGACACTCGTCTCAAGCTCGCGGAACGATTTATTTTCCTCTTTGAGGGCGGCGAGGAACGCGGTTTGTTGCTTATTAAGCGCGTCATTGTGCGAGACGCTCACGTACACAATCCCGATGACGGCGACCACGCCGACGCCGAGATTGGGGAGCGCTGAGATAAGGAAGTCGGTCATGCCTAATTGCAGGAGGAGAGCGCGCCCGTATGCACCTTCGCCGATACCACGCCTGCCTGCGTGTAGAGTTGCGTATACCCCGTGCCGGCAACATCCTTAATGATGATGCAGCCGCCGCCGGTCGTGGCTTCAAGAAGCAGCGGGGTTGAAGAGGACGTAGAAGAGTAAATGTCCAAACCGGCAGCGGGCGAAGTCGTTCCTACCCCGACTTTCCCGGTGTTAGAAACCTCAAAGAGCGTTGAGGTTGCCGCGGCGGTCGACGAACCGATGGCAAAGAGAACGGGCGTTGTATCGCCGTTGTTCGTCTGCACCGACAATTTGGCAAACGGCGAACTCGTGCCGATGCCGAAGACGCCGGTGACGGGAAGCTTAAATGCGGTCGTCGTGGCCGGAATGGTGCCGTAGAGAAAATTGCCGATATTAAGCTGGTTGCTCGCGGCATTATTGACGTTGAATATCTCGCCGCCGAGGCTGATGTTGTTGTGCCCGGTTGTGATAGTGACAGGATTTACTGCCGATCCGACCTGGGTGTTTCCATATCCAGTCGTTTGATTTAAACATGCGAATGCGCCGACGCAGGTGTTATCGTTTGAGCTGGTTGCAAAATCGAAACCGGCCTGGGAGCCAATGAGTACATTTTCCTTCCAGTTGCCGCCGTGCCCTGCTTCATGGCCGATTATGACGTTATCTCCGCCCGAAGTCAGCGCGACGCTCGAACGGTCGCCGATTGAAATATTGCCGCTTGAGCTTGTTGCAGTTGGCAAAGCTAGCGAGCCGATAGCTACGCTGTATGTACCGGTCGTGAAAGAGTTTGCGGCATGGTACCCGATGGCCGCGTTGTCATGGCCATTCGTCATGAACTGCCCCGCGCCTTCACCGAGAAGCATGTTTTCATAGGCGCCGTTAAATGACGCGCCAGCGTTGACGCCGATGACGGTATTCGCGCCATAAAAGACATCGCTCGTCGTGGCTTGATTTCCTCCCGCATTAAAGCCGAGGAAGAGGCTGCCCGCGCTCGACGAAGCGTAAAGGAGGTATTTTCCTCCCAAGCCGTACCAAGAAGTGCTGGAAATGTTAAACCCGAGGCCGGAACCGGGAAGCTGCACGTCAAGAGCAGTTGTCGTCGCCGATACGGCTTGGCCAAACTCGGATGACGGCGTGAAGGGATAGCCGAAAGATGAACCCCCGCTCGGGCTCGTCGTCGCTATGACTTTCCCGCTGCCGTCAACCGCGAGGAAGGAGCCAGCGAGGTTGGCGAGGGCCGGTAGCGTGAGCATGCCGTTCGCGGTGATGTTCTGGGCAGTCAGGTCGCCGCTCTGCGTCGTGTTGCCGGCATCATCGGTGTGCCAGAGGTAGTTGAATGAGCCGTCGGTGAAGCCAGCGGTTTTGCCCGAAATGACCTTCCATTTGGTGCTGCATCCGGCATCGACGAGAAAAGTGCCGTCCGAACCCGTCTTGAATGAACTCGTGTTTCCGCAGACTGAGCCGCCCAAGAAGGTCAGGGCCGTGTCGTTGAAAATGTCCAATTCGGCTTCGACATTCGACGTTGCCCCGCTGATCGTGATGCCATGGGTGAAGGATAGTGCGGTGCTCGTGGCGTTGCCCGGGAAGGGCCAACTGAAGGTCGGCAGTCCGAGCGATGAAGTGGCAATGCTCTTTACCGTGCCATTGCTCGCGACCTGCACCAGGTCGCCGTTCGTCCATGGCGTGGCTGTCGCGATGCCGCTCGAGCCGCCGCCTCCGGTGATCCCGAGAGAGGAAGTTGCGACCCACGTCGAGTTCGTGCCGTCGGTCTGGAGGACGTAGCCATCGGCGGCGCCATCCCCTATTTGCCAGGAATGGAAAGCCTTGAACGCCTGGGCGATAGCCGGGCTGCCAGCCAGAATGATGAGTGCGAGCGCGAGCGGGATGTAGGTGGGGCGTTTCATAGGTGTCAGTAGGCGTAGGTATCGGCACTGCTGCCGGACATGATCTTCGGCGCGCGGAAGGCGCCGTCATTCAGGAAAAATTCCCTGAGAAGCGTTCCGCGGAAGTTGAGTGAATAGACGGCCTTCGGCCCCGATCCGGTCTTCTTGAGGAGCGACGTATTCTGCCCCTCCCAGCCGCCCCAGTAATTGAAGCCGATGAGCCCCGTTGCGCCGCCGTTTGGCGTTACCAGGTTGTCGCGGATCGTCTTGTAGAAGGCGGTGAGCCACGCCTCCCATTCGGTCTGGTTGCTCTCGCCGAGCGTCGTCACGGCGGAAGGAAGATCGCCCCACTCGCCCCACATCTGCGGGAAGCCGCCGGCATTGTTCGCGCCGCCGCCGTTCGAGTCCTTGCCCTGCCCGAGCTGCTGGAGGTCGTAGAGATAGTCCTCCGGGTTCACCGCAGCGCTACCTTGGCGCTGGCCGTAGTAGTCGAAGCCGGCGACGCCCTGGTCCGTGAGGAGGGACTCCGGTATCCAGCCGCTCGTGAGCTCCGAGAAGTTGTTGTGCGACATGAAGACGAGCAAGACGCCTTTCTCCGTTGCATAGGCGTCCGTGATCGTGTGCAGGTCGGCGAAAAGCTGCGCGTAGTTCGCGATCGTGCCCGAGCCTGAATTGTCCACGAACATATGCCCGTCGAAAGCGTGCGTTGTGCCCTCCGGGATAGGCGCGAAGATGTCGCCGTCGAGCACGTGGTCGCCGACGTGGTTATGGAGATAGCCGTAGTATTTGCCGCACCATGAGTCGTTCCCGTCGGTGGAGGCCGATGCCGCGTCGCCCGGCGGGGTCGCCGCATCGTCGAATGCCACGCTGAAGATGTTCTCGATTGCGGCGAAGGTGCCGCGGTGGATCACCTTCAGCTTCTCGCCGTAGACGCTGTCCTGCGCGTGGATGATGTCGCACCATTCCATCGTCTCGTACTCGACGGTCTTCGGCGATGGTGTCGTGCCCGCATCCGTGAATACGGAGTTGTCGTCCATCGGCACGGAGATGGCGATGTGCGTGATGCCGAGCGTCGCGAGCGTCTTCACGAGGCTGATCTTCTCAGCCGTCGAGAGCTGCCCGGTCAGCGTGTCCTTCGACTTCTTCATCACGTCGACCGATTTGTAGGTAAGGTTTTTCATGGCTATTTTTGGTAGTCAGCAGTCAGGTCGCCCGCGTCCCAAGAGTCCGCAGTGACGATGTTCGGGCCGCTAATGACGTAATCGGCCGAGGGGCCAGGTGTGAGCCGCGCGCCGAGGCCGTAGAGCGTCACGGTGCCGGCAATCGGCGTGTTCGCGAGAGTGAAGCTCGTTCCCGAGCCGGTCACGGTTTCGTCGAGCATGCTGGTCGTGCTTGAAGTGGTGGGCGTCGTGGTCGCGATGACCTTGCCGTTCGGGTCAACCGCGATAAATGCTCCTGCGGAAGTGGCGAGCGCCGAAAGCCAAGTCTGCCCCGAATTGGTGAAGCCGGTGGTTGACGCATTTCCGTTGAAGCTCAAGTGCGTGGTCGTGGCGTCGCTGGGGAAGGGGTAACCGAACGTCGGCAAGCCGAGGGAGCTGGTCGCCACGCTCTTTACGGTCCCATTGCTCGCCACTTGCACGAGGTCGCCTATATTCCAGGGCGTGGTGCTCGAAAGGCCGGAAGAGCCGCCGCCGGGATACTGCGGGATATTGAGGGTCGTGCCGTCGAAGGTCGACGCGCCGGAGGTGCCGGTCGTCGTGAGCGTAATGGGAAGCTGGTAGTCCGTATTCCCGACCGCAGATTTAAGGGCTGATGTGCCGTTCCCCTTGAGGATGCCGGTCAAGGTCGTCGAGCCGGTGCCGCCATGCGCCACGCTGAGGGTCCCGGTCGTCTGCGGGAGCGGGAGCGAAAGACCCGCAAGTGTCGTGATGTTCGGGAGGCTCGTGGTGGCCGAAAGGCGATTATCGAAACGGGTGGTGGTCCAGAACAGGTTCGCGCCCTCGATGAGGTCCCCGGTATTGATCTTGAGGGAGCTCGTCGCGATGCTGTTCACGGACCCATTGCTTGAGACCTGCGCGAGCGCGCCCGTGGTCCAGGGTGTCGTGGTGCCGAGATAGGTGGTTATGACGGGCGTGCCGGTGAGCTGCGAATAAGGCAGCGATAGGCTCGGCAGCGCGGTTATCGAGGAGACGGAGGTCGTTGCCGCGAGGTTGGCGACGAACTGCGCGAGCGCGCGCGCGGGCGTGAAGTATAGGTTATTGGACCCCTCCGAAAGAGCGTCGGTCGTGGTGCCGGCAAGCGCTGCCGCCCACCGGGCGAGAGTATAGTAGAGGTTCGAGCCTTCGGTTACCTGGCTGGTCGTGTAGTCGCCCGTTTGAGCGGTAACCGGCCCCGTACGGCCGAAGACGGAGGAGACGGCGGCAGTCCCCGAGATGCCGAGGCTCGAAGTGGCGACGGGCGCGTAGGTGCCGTTCGGCTGCCCGAGGAGCACCTGGCCATAGGCGGGGATCGTGCTCGTGCCGGTGCCGCCGCGCGCGGGCGAGATCACCTGCGCCTGGGCGGGATGGACGAAAAATAGGAATACCGACACCGCGGCGATAAGAGCCAGGAAGGCTACCAGCAGGTATCGCATATAGCCCAAGTATAACGCGGCTTATTCCACGAGGAGGCCGGCGAGTTCGATGACTTTATGCGCCTTCTTCAATTCGCGTTTGAGTCGGTCGTTTTCCTCCCGCTCAGCATGGAGTATCTGGTCCCACATATCGCCGCATACCGTGCATCGGGACGAAGGATGCTGGCATACGCGCTTCACGCCCACCTTGATGACCGCATAGATACCGCCCTGCTCGGGGTAACTGCGCTCATACTTCGCGATATGGTAGTGGATCGTCGAGTGGTCGATGTCGTAGCGGCGCGCGAGCTCCGCCTTGCTGACGCCCTGGTTGAACGAGAGGACGATGTCTGAGATTTCCGCGGTCGTGAGGTGTCGGAAGGTCCTCGCCATACCTTCGTTCAGGTCTTAATGATGTAGTTGACCACGGCGAACGGGCTCATCACGTTCATGGCGGCATTGCCACCCGTGCTGCCGGTGTCATGGCCGTTGATCGCCCCGCTTCCCTGCGTGCCGATCGCGTTCGTGCCGGAGCCCGTCGAATTGATCTGCTTATGGACGTGCGCAAGGAGTTCTGTCGCGCTTTGGGCATGATTCTCTTCGCCGCCCGTGTCGCCGCGCGTGCGCGCGGAAAGCGTGAGAGTAAAGGTTTGCGCGCCCGTGCCATTGCTCGAGAGCGGGATGGCGATGCCGTTCTGCGCGTCTGCGAGGCTCGCGGCCAGCGAGAAGGTCGTATTGGAAATGCGGATGAGGTAGTAGGTCGCGCCGTCGGTGAGGCCGGTGATCGCGCCCGATGACGCCGAGTAGACGACTGCCTGGCCCGTCTGGAATTCATTATTCCCGGCATTGGTGATGCCGCTTACGGTTATGACGTTGCCCGAACGCGAGACGAACGTCGCGACCTTCTGTCCGGTCCCCGCACCGATTGCGAAGCGCCCCCGAAGATCGGGAACGTTGAAGGTCGTGCTCCCGTCTCCGGCGCCATAGGTTGTCCCGATGAGAGCGAAGAGGTCGGCGTAGGTCGTGCGCGATACCGCGGCGCCGTCGCACAGGAGGAAGCCAGTAGGGGCCGTGGCGCCAGCATAGGGGAAGATCATCCCCCGGAAATCGTCCGCCCTGATCGCATCGCCGGTTTGAATGGCCATACTATCCGGTGAAGGTGAGTGTATAAGTAAAGAGCGTGTCCTCGCCGGCCGCCTTCGTGTAGCTCGGCGAAATCAGGACGTGGGAGACGAGGCGCAACGCAGCGAACAGGCCGAATTCCTCATAGGTGCCGTCCGGCAGGTCCGCGTCCGGGACGAACACGTCGATCGTCAGCACGTTGTTCGAAACACCGGCGTTCGTGATCGGAATGGCGGACACGGACGCGGTCTCGAGGTCTGTATCCCCATCCGCCGGCGCAGTGTTGCCGGTGCCGATCGAGGCGCTGTCGATAGCGATAGGATAGGTACCATCCCCGGCCATCGCGCGCGCGATGAGGTTCCTGCCGTACCCGTCCGACGAAACGACCTTGTTCTTGAACGGGCCGAGTTCGCGCACGACCGCGCCATTGCGGAGGACCTTTATGCGAAGAGAGCCGGTAACCCGGAATTCGTCTTTGGACGCTCTCTCATGGTCCATACGGGAATTATAGCTTACCCCCAGACGGCATATCCCCAGTTGGGGGTATCCCAGTTGTATGGGCCGGTCGAGGAGGTCGGCGCATCGAGGCTATCGCTCGTTCCGGCGCTATCGGACAGGGGATAGAAGTTGAGGAGCGTCTCCTGGTCGTCGACGATGACCTCCTTCGAGCGGAGCTGGGCCTGGAGATACTCGATGATGCCGATGGACTTGAGGGTGGCGAACTTAACCTGGTACTCGAAGGAGGCCCCGAGCGGGTCGCGCATGGTCGCGCTCACGCTCTGCACGAGCACCTGGATGTTCTTACCGCGCTGCGCGGAATTGATGGTGAGGACCTGGCCGGACCGGAAGCCGTCGTCGTAGGTGCGGAAACCGCCATCATAGAGCTCGGCCTGGTAGCTCTGGAGCTCGGCGATGGCGCGCCGCACGGCTTCGTCCTGGCTCGAGATGGAGTTGTCCGTGATGGCGTACTCATAGCGGCCGAATTCCTCGATAGACGCGTTGCTCGGCACGCTCACCACGATCGGGAAGAGGTAGATGCCCGAGACAGAGATGTTGTTCGTGCCGGCGGCGGGCGTATTGCCCGAGGTGAAACGGATATATTTCTCGTTGAAGTTCCACATCACATCGAACGAGGCATCGTCGTCGAGGAATTCGATGCCCACCGTCTGGCCGACCCCATCCACGGTCACGCTAGGCTGCGAGGAATACTTATTCACGAGGCCGAACTGATCGCGCGTTCCGTCGCCCGAAAGGAGCTCGGTTCGCGGGGTGTCGCTTTCCCGCTCGCCGCCCTGGACCAGGACCACATTGCGGACCTGGGTGAGGTCTTCCTCGATGGTGAGGCTGCCGTAGATGTAGTTCGCGGAGGTGTCGGTGAGCGCCGGTCCCTGCTCAGCGTTCTTCGGGAAGAAGTGGATGTCCTTGTCGTAATCGACGTACCAGACATAGGAGAGCGCGTCCGCGAGCTTCTGGAGGCTATCGGCCACGTTGAGCCGGTTGAAGGACACACTCTCGAGCGTGAGGTCTCCCACGACTCCATCGGTCGTGAAGCCGTCGCTCGTGTAGTTCGCGACTAGGTCGTCAATGATGTCGCCGACGGTCTGGTTCTCATAGCGCTTCGTCACCAGCTCGCGCTTCAGGAACTGCCCGTAGTCATTGCAGGTGATGGTGTACTGCAGTATCTGAGGCGTAATTAGCTCCTCGTTGATGCGGACGATGACGCCGCCGAAGACGGTCGTGCCGTCGCGCGTCACCACAACCTCGTCGCCGAGCGCCGGAACGTAGGTCAGGTCGCCATACTTCTTGATCTTGAACTCGAGATTGTCGACCTGTTGGTTGAGATTGTCCGTCTTCCGGAGGCTCGAGAAAACGACGCTCGACGCTCGATCTATGCCAGCAATCGTGACCGCCAGCATATCAGAGCTGGGTCGAGAGCTTCAGCTTTCCCATAATCATGTCCCCGATCTGCTGGGCCACGTCCTGGCTCAGGAGAACGTTTCCCGTGACTGCCACCTGAGGGGTTGAGCTGGTCGTGCCGCGGCTCGCGAGGTCGCTTGCGGCGATGACATCCGTGTTGATGGTCGGCAGCGTGACTGCGCTCAGCTCGGGGATGCTCGGGATGAGCCTGCCGACACCCGGTATCTTCTGTGCGGCTGCCAGGACCGAATTCAGCGCTCGGATCGCGACGTTCACGCCGTTGATTATGAAATTGATCATGTTCTGCACGACGCCGATGACGCCGTTCACGGCATCCGCGGCGGTGACCTTGATGCCAAGCCAAATTGCCTGCCAGGCGGCTAGCGTGTCGAGGCCGGTGGCCTTCACATAGATGAAGATTGCCGCGATGCCCGCTATGGCAGCGATGACGGCAACCGCGATGATGGCAATGGGGCTCATGGCGAGGGAAAGCGCGCCGAATAGGGCTATGAGGCCTGGCAGGGCTATGGCAAGGGGCAGAAGTACCGCCATGAGGCCGGTTAAGGCGAGTGTACCGATGACGATGACCTCCGTGAGCTTCGGGTGCTCCGCAGCCCAGTCCGCGATCTTGTCGATGACCGGCGCGACCGCGTTCACGAGCTTCAGGAGGACGGGGATGACGGCATTCCCGATCTCCTCCTGCATGTCGTCGAGCTTGTTCTTGAGCTGCGATAACTGGCCGGTGAACGTGCCGGCGGCGGCGGTCGCCGAGCCGCCGAACTCGGTCGCGAGCTCGTGGAGGATCATCGTCTGCGCGCCCAAGAGGTTGCCGCTCTGCACGAGGTTCGCGATCTCCTCCTGTTGCTGGTCGTTGAAATCGACGCCCACGCGGCGAAGGGCAGTCACGCCAAGGATCGGGTCCTGGAGCGCCTTGCCGAGCTGGATAGCGGCGTCCTTGGTGTCCTCGCCGAGCGCGGTGGCCATGTCGAGCACAGTCTTGGTCGCGTCCGGGAATACGTCCTTGTGGATGCTGGTGAAGGTGAGAAGCAGGTCCTCCACGGAAAGCACCGCCTCGTCCGAATAGGAGGTCGTGCTTTCAAGGCTCTTCGAAAGCTCTATGGCGGCCTGGCTCGAGACGCCGGCCGCCTCAGCGGTCGATTTGAGGACCGCGCCGAGCTGCGCCTGGATACGTTCGCTTTCGGCCGCAGCATCGACCGACTGGTAGACGAACGCGGAAAGTGCCGCGAATGCCACGCTGCCCACCGTCCCGATGGTCTTCATGGAGCTTGTGAGGCCGGCGAGCGACGTGCTGACGCCCTGAAAAGCCGCGGCGGTGTTGTTCTGCGCGTCTACGACGATCGAAAGTTTCGTCTCGTTATTCCCCATGGCTGCGGCGCTTAGCTGCTAATTGCTCCTCCTTTCGGTCCCGCTTCATCTTCTCCATGATGAGGGTGGCGACCCAGTTCGGCGTGCTCATGTACTCGTCATACGTCCAGCCGAACTCCTGCATGATCGCCACCATCTGCATGGCGCGGTCCATCCGGCCGCTGCTGTAGTGATAGATCGAGTCCTCTAGCTCTTTTTTTTTGAAATGATCGTATCGAGCTGCCCGACGAGCGCCCCGAAGTCATCGTGCGGCAGGTCAAGGCAGCGCTCGACTATGTTGTCGGCCGTCCCGTCCATCGAAACGACGAGCTGGCGGATCATCTCCTGATGCACTTCATGGAGCACGCCCGGATTGAGTTCGCTTATCTTGGGCTGCTCGCCGACCACCTCGAGCTTCGTGCCCTTGAAGTACGCCTGTTGGATGGCCTGGTGCTCGCGCGCGGTGGCATAGGTCTTTACCTTGAACTTTCTGCCGCCGATCTCGATGTCTTTGGTTTCGCGGTCCATATGCTAGTAGCTGGTCTGCTCGTTCTGGAGCGTGGCCGTGATCATCGAAGTGTCCGCGACGCTGTAATGTGCCTTGAAGTCCACGGCCGCGGTCACGATGTCGTTAGGGCCGTACTTCCTCGCGAACTTGCCGAACTTCACCTTCGCGAGGTCGAGGGTGAGCGTCGGGTGAAGGGACGAGCCGATGGTCACGTCCGTGTTCGCGAGCTGGATGCGGAGCGCCTGAGCCGTATCGGAGAGCATCTCGGTCTTGAAGGTCTCGTCGTCAAAGACGAGCTCGATCGTGCCCGTGACCGCGAGCTGCTTGTTGAGGATGTCTGCCGGATCGAGGGATCCGAGCTTGCGGTCATCCTCCGCGTTCTTGGCGATAGCGAGCTTCACGGAGCGGACGGCGATCGCGGATGCGCCGCTGAGGCCCGACAGGTTCGACGCGATCTTCGCGACGCCGTGCTGCGGCAGGAAGAAGTTCTCGGCCGAATAGGACGGGGAAAGGCTCGCGGTGGCGCCCACTTTCGAGCGGAAGCCCGCCTTGTACTTGGCGAACGCGCCGAGCATCACGTCGAGCTCAAGCGAATCGAGCACGCCCAAGGCGTATTTGTACCCCTGGTTCGGGTCGTCGAGGAAAAGCGTGAGGGATGGATGCTGCGCGCTCTGGAGCACTGAAAAGGCGTGGGAATAGACGCTCGTCTGGCTCGGGCCGGTGGTTGAGACCTGGCCGAGCGCCGCGAGGAGGAGGAGCCCGAAGGACTGGTCGAAGATGTTGCCCTCGATATCACCCTCCGCGAACTTCCCGACGACGGAAGCGTCTTCGCTGTCCTCTATGATGCCGAGGCTGCTTTCATCCACGACCTGGGTGATGCCGTCGTCAATCGTGAGGCTCGTATTCGGGAGCCAGAACGAGGCGGCGGATTCGGCCGTCCCGCGCGAGCCTTCTTTCGCGATGCCCACATTGGCCAGCCGGCCGATGAACTTGGTCATACCTCCTTTGCGTTAGGGGCTTCTAAAGCTGCGTCCTGCTCCGCGAGAAGCTTCTCTGCCTCTTCCCGGCTGGCGGCGCGGATAGAGACGGGCGGATTGTGCTTCGGGAAGAAGAAGACCGGAGAGCTGTTCGCGTTCGCGACCGCCATGCTGCGGTCATCCGCGGCGACCTTCTTACCCGGTGCGGTACTCATGGCCAAAGTATAGCATCGGGCATTCCACGCTAGCTGAACGTCAACTGCACAACCTCCTTCGCCTTGATCTGCACCACGGCCATGATGAGGTCCCGTCCGGCGTGCTGGATGGGCTGCGGCGAGAGTGAGACGGGTTGGACGCCGCCGAGCGCCGTGCCGTCGAGCGTCGGGTCATTGTCGAACTTCTTGAGGACGGCCTCGAGGTCGTTCTCCACGGTCGTCGCATCCGTGATGTTCTCTGCCTTCCAGATGATCATGATCTCGTAGACATAGGCGCGCAGATTCGAGCGGTTGTCGTTTGTCATGCTCTCGATTGACGGGGGCATAAGCGCTGCGTAGGGATAGCCCGGAATCTCCGCGAGCGGGTCTTTCTTGAGGTCGCTCGTCTCGGCTGCCCCGAGCGTGCCGGCCGTCACCAGCGCGTCCAGGTTGGCCTTGATCGCGTTCTTGACGGTAGTCGCGCTCATACGCGGGCGAGTTCGGCGACAAAGCCCTCCACGGCGGTCTCAAACTGCTTCTCAACGGCCGGTTTTGCGGCCTTGGCGATGCGTTCCATGTACGGGTTGGGCTGGATGCCGCGCCGGGTGCCAAATTCGACAAAAGGCGCGTAGTAGGCAGTCGGGCCGATCGCAGCGCGCAGGCCGCTCGGGTCGATGCGGAGCCCATACCCGAAGGATAGGGAGAGGTAGCCGGTGCGCTTCGCACGCGGCGTCTTGAACTGGAAATTGCTGTCCACCGCCTGCTTCTGGACCTCGAAGATGGAGGCTTTAGTGGCCCTCGAGAGGTAGCTGAGCGCGAGGCTGGGCGCCTTCTGGAAGTTGGACCGGAGCGCGTCGAGGTTCGTTATGTTTACCGATAAAATCATAGGTTGTAGCCGCGGCGGTAATTCTTGATCGTCGCGCGGTCTTCGTCCGTGAAGACGGACTTGCTCCAGGTGATGGAGCTCTGGTCGAAGGTCTCGCTGTCCCGGCCTTCGCTCTGCCGCTTCTTGAAGATGCGGATGACCGCCGCCTCGGCCACCTCCACGAGGTCAGCCGGCAAGACGAAATCGCTCTCCGTCGTCTGAGCCGTGGCGAGGTAGTCGGCCGCGATCGTCGAAGTCGGCGCGCGGCCCGCGGCGAGGGTGAAGGTGTCGGTGCCGTCGGTGTGCGTGATGTTGGCGGACTGCTCGCGCACGCCGTCCGGGTAGACGATGATCTGATCGGCTTCCTCGGGCAGCGTGAACGTGAGATTGGAGCCGTCCACGATGCCCGTCGGCGTGACATTGAAGTGCCATTCGGAGCTTATGCCGATGGACTGGCCGGAATAGCCCCCCGTGTAGGTGATGCGCACGTTCCGGAGGCCACGCGGCATCCCATTGTAGAAGTAAACTACCCCCGCGTCATAATCGACCACGTAGTCGTTCTGGTAGAACGCCGTCCAGACGGGAGCGCTCGTCGTGCCTGCCTGGTACTCGAGCGAACTGATGGACTGGATCGGCGCGTTCTTCACGATGAGCGCCGTGCGGCGGCTGCCGAACGGGTCCGAGCCATCATGGAGCTCGTTCGTGAACACCGCCTGGGTGAAGCGCCGGCCGCACATCTGCTCGATGAGAGCCGTGACCGCGAGGATAAGGCGGTCGAGCACGTCGTCGAAGGCGGTGACCGTGATCTCAATGCGGTCCTTGATGCGTTCCTTCGTCGTAAGCGCGTCGCCGTCCATATGCAGTCATTGTACCAAGAGAGTCCCCGAACGGTCGGGGACTCTTTGGGATAACGACTAGTCGCTGTTCACAGCGCCGGCATAGCCGTCGCCGAGGAGGATCAGTGCGCTGCCCGGGAATGACGGGGTCGTGCCCCCCACGTCAAGCGTCGCCTTGAGGTAGCGCTTGCGCGTGACGTTGAGCTCGGGGATGCGAGCTACCGCGACGCTGTCGTCCGCGGTGTTCAGGATCGTTACCGAGATGCCGGTATCCGTGTAGGTGCCGCCCGAGGTGTCGCACTCGAAAAGCTTGACGGCGTAGGTCTCGTCGCCCGTGCCGGCGTCGAGGTCGCCTACCGTCACGACGAGCATGCCGTCCGCATAGCCCTGCGTATCGACGGCCGTCACGGCGGCGTCGGTATACGCCTTGTCGGCCGTATAGGTCGCCGGGATGAGCGACTGCACGGCTTTGATGTTGTCGAATAGATGCCGCATATGTGTGAATTAGGCCCTGGTAATCTCCCGTGCTGGCTATGCGCCGGCTGAGAGGTGGAGCGTGATGCGCTCCTGGATGTCTGCCTTGCTGCCCGTGGCCGCGAGGCCGAGCCCCTTGGCGCGCTCCTTGAGCTGCGCGAGGGTCATGTCCTCGAGGGGAACGTCCGCTGGCGCCTCTTCCGTGACTTCCGGCGCTGCGCCGACGAGCTCGAGGTCTGCCGGGTCGATATGCGCCACGTCTTGCGGGCTCACTTCGACTTCAGCGTTCCGCTCATAGCGGGTGCCCTTGATCGAGAGCGCGACCTTAGTGCGGTAGAGGGACATAGGGCGTTACGAGCTTGCGGTCTTGAGCACGACGGCCGCCGCCGGGAGCGTGATGCTGAGGGCGTGGCGGTGCGTGTAGCGGAAGGCCGTCTGGTTCGCGCGGAAGAGGGATTTGCCGCCCACCGTCGCGTCCGTCGACTTCGCCACCTCCATCGGGCCGCGGTCGCCGAAAGCGAGGGCAGCGTTGAGGTTGCCGAAGACGCCGAACTTCTTGCTCGAGCCCGAGTCGCCGAAGGCCGGCAGCACGTCGCTCGTATAGACCTGGTAGCCCAGGATTTCGCCCGACGGCTGGATGCCGTTCTGCTTCTGCTGCGAAGCGAGGTTCGACTGGCCGTACTCGAAGATGCCATTGGTCGAACGCGCGCGGAGCTTCGCCCAGACCGAGCGGTGCAGGTAGAACGCCGCGCCGCTCAGCATCGACGTATCGAGCGCGCCGATCGCGTCCGACGCCTCCGGAAGGGAGAAGTCGTTGAAGTCGGTGTTGCCAGTCGCCATGGTTTGCACGGTCACGTCGCCCGACTGGAGAAGGCCCACGAACGGCGAACCTGCGTAGGTGCCGCCCATGAAGCCTTCGCGGTCGAGGCGGTAGGCCAGGCCCTCGCCGACGAGCGCCATGAGCCAATCCGCGATGTTCACGTTGGCATCCGCCAAGAGGATGTTGCTGACGCGGAAGATGGTCTGCCAGGTCTTGGCCTGGAGGCGGGCGACGCCGATGTCCTGCTGCGTCTCGTTCGCCTCGGTGTCTTCGCCGTCGTATTCGCCCTGGAGCACGGAACCCGTGTAGCGCGGGATTTCGAGCTCGCCTGCCGAGATCGGGAAGCGGCGCGCGTCGCGCGCGATGATGCCCGTGGTCGCCGCGATGCGGAGGATCTCGTTGTGCACTTCGGTCGGGATGAGATAGCCGCCGGTCTGGTCGCTGTTGCCGAGGTATGCGGCCTTTTCGCCTTTCGCGATTGATGCGAGGTCCTTCACGAACGCGAGCTTCGATTCGCCATCGAGGCCCAGGCCGTTCATTGCGGCGTCGACGCGCGCCTTCTTGACGGCGGCTTCGATGCGGTCCGCGACCTGCTTGCCGACGATCTCCTCAAGGTTCTTCTTGACGGACTCGTCTACTGCGCCGAACAGCTCCTTTTTGAGCTCTTCATTCATAAACTCGTAAAATTATCGGGTAAGTGCTGAAGGCTTAGCGGGCTGCGCGCGCCTGGCGTACTTCAGCCAATACTTCGCCAAGCATCGTTGCCGCGTCCTGGAGGAGCTTCTTCTTGGAACGGAAGTCCTCGAAGCTCTTCTCCTCTTCGGTCGGCTCTGCCGCCTCGCCATCACCCTCCGGCTCCTCGGCTTTCACGCCGAGTGCCTCCAAGGCGACGATCGCGGACTTCAGGCTG